CACCATTCTCTGGGCTACCACCTAGCTCTGTAATGTATTTAGATCCGGGTCTGCGTGTTACTCCACCTTGTGGTTGACAAATAACATTACGTGCCGTTTCTAATGCATTTTGATATGCTTTTAAATCTACTCTAGCACGAGCTAATGGATCAAGCTCACCTGTAGTAAAGTTCGTTTGTACTGTAACAAACCGTGTCATTAGTACCTCACATTAATTAATGAGAAGTCTTGAATTGCATTTGTTGGTTTACCTTGACCATCAATATTCATTGCCAATCTCATATAACCACCACGTCCATTCTCTCCCGGTGTGCCTGTTGCAATCTGTCTCCAGTAGTCAGAACGATCTAACTGGTCAGTAATCGGCATTGCTAAATGCCATGCTAATTGATATTTAAGTAACTGAACAAAATAATGTGGCATTGCATATTCAGGAACATCATATTGATAATCCACATATACTTCTTCATAGTCTGTTAATAATTTGCTGCCTAGTAATCGATACTCTCTACGTCGAGGTGCGCCTACCTCATCAGCATCATACACAGCATTTGGAACTCCTAGCATGTCACTAGGAAGTTGATATTCATACTTATATTATGTAGTTGGTGTAGTCACTAATCTAGCTAACTGCACTTTTTTAAATGAAAACGACCATGGATAGGTCGCAATTGTTTGTCTTTTAATATCCTCATATAAGCTACTACATATGTTTGATTCGTCTGTACCTTCTGTAAAAGACGATATTGGATTTGCACCTAACATTAATAGTGCATCAGAACATATTTTAATATCGGTATCACCTGTAGCCATCTTATATCCTTTAAATGTGCAAATAGGTAGGCACCGAAGTACCTACCTGATCTGCATTAAACAACTTAGTCAGCGTCTGCGACTGATAATGCTGTACCGTCAGATACGTCAACAACACCAGAAGCATTAGAAAGCACAGTAACTAATGTAGATGTAGGAACAGAAGCGTCCCATACATGAATTAAGTCACCTACTTTTAATACTGTTGATGCATCGTTGAAGTAACCAGCAGTGTTGATAATAGCAATAGTATCAGTACCCGGTGCTGTATAACTCCACATTTGAGGAGCGTTACCAGCTTTAGACTGACCACCGATTGGTTGTAAATTGTCTTTTGTATAAGCCATTAGTTATTCTCCTTATTAAGCTTCACGACATGTGATGTCAACAATACCTTCAGCATCAATCGCTACAGCACCAGCTGAGAACATAGCATTCACTAAGAATGATGTTTTTTCTGGAACGTAGTTGATTTCTGTTTTAGGACCCATACCTTCTGCATAACCAATTGCATCTTTGTGGAATGCCATAACAGTTCTATCATTAGAACCATCAACAGTTAATCCACCTTCAGTTCTGTCACCTAGCACATGGAATTGGAAACCAAGATAAGTATTCAATTCACCAGATACTAAAGCTTTAACAGTGTTGAAGTCAGAAGATGTTACTGCTGTTTCTGAAAGAAGAGCAGATAAGTTATTAGCATGTAGAACAATGTGACGATCTTGTGGAGGTACATTGTTAGCATCTAATAGTTTTTTAGCTTCACGTAATTTAGCTACGTTTAAGTTTGAAGCTGCGCCACCAATTGAATTAGCAACTGTCAATGAAGTTGAAGAACCTTCTAGTGCATCAATAATTAACTGATCTTGACGACGACCGATAGCATTAGCCACTACTTGCACTAATTCTTGTCTTTCGTCAAAATTAACTTTTTGTTGCATGAAGATGTCAGAATACTCTGCAGCATTCCAATCTTGCATTGTTGCTGTGACTTGTGAAAAGTCTACATTCAATGGTGTTACGTCTGTTTGTGGTACACGTAATGTAGCCACGCCTTTTCCTACTTTAGGAAATTTTGCAGTTGAACCTTCAACGCCGCGTCTTTGTCTAGTAGCACCAACAAGCTCAGCTTTAGCTTGATAAGCTTGTTTAACCTCGGCATCAAATAAGGTAACAAAAGCATTAGATAATCCAATAGCCATGATTGACTCCTTATTATAATTAATAAAAAATATGTATTAATCGTTTTAGTATGCCAGTGAAACTGGGCTAGAACTTGCTATTTACGATAGCCAGTCGACAAGGTTACTTGCGTTAAGGGT